ACTGGTCCAGAAGCTGTAAGACCTTTTCCATTTTCTTTTCCTTTGGGTCTGAGCTTTGATAGATGGACAGCAACTCCTGCTCCATATCTGAGTGCATGAGAGACGAATCTCCAACTTGCTTCGATTCCATTCGGACCCTCCATTGAGTCTTCTACTACGAAGACAGTGCATGATACGGGTAGACGTGATTCTGGATCATCAATCCAGTTTTGAACTCTTCCAGTTCGAGATATTAAACTTGTCATTAGACGAGATCAGTTAATGTAGGTGGTAAATAGTTTTTGCTCTTTAATACTTTTCCGTCTTCTCTATATGTAGGCTTTCCATCCTCATCTAGTTTTGACATATTGCTCTGATGGACTCGACGTAGAGCTTCGTCTAAATCCCATCCCATATTTGCTGCATATTGATAGCAGACATACACAAGATCACTAAGTTCTTTAAGAGCATCCTCATGAAGAGAAGTGCTATTTCTAAACAACATACCCTCTGCTTCTAAGAACTCTTTAAATTCCTCAACGATCAAATTCTTTTGCATACGCCTCGATTTGAGAGTCTTGGAGTCTTTCACATTGAAGGATGTCCTGAACTCTTTGGCTTGTTCTAAATTCGACTTCATTTTGTAGGTAGTGGATTGCTTTTTCTAGATCGTCTATGTCGTCAAATTTGTGACCTGCTCTGCAGACATATTTGATTACGTTTCCTAAGTGGAAGTTGAGTTCTTGATCACGAACAAAATCCCAGACTTGGATGGCTCCACGTCTGTAATATCGTGGTCCAACATCATTGGTGGTTTCGGCCATTTTTTGAGTAGATTTGTAAGACTATTAGCTAGAACAAAATTCTGCTTTTGTAGTGCTAGGAAGACAGTATTAACGTCTTTCCTATCTGTTTCTGGATGCTCTATGGCATCTTTTATTTGTCGTAACTTGAGATCTTGCTCAAGAGTTAACGCAGTAATCGGCTGAGGGATTCCATAGTATGGGTTCGCCTTTTTCGTGGTCATAATCCTCCGTAGTTAAGATTTTTGCTAGACGTGCATTGGTTAAAGCATCTTCTTCGGTTAATCCTTTATCTATAAATGCATCTAGTAGTGTTTTCCAGCTCCAACCATTATCTTCAAATAACTTGGTAGCTCTTTTAATACCAATGCCAGGAATACCTGCATATCCATCAGTATTATCTCCAGCTGCACTTTGAACTAGATGCCATTTGGCACCCTCTTCTTTGGTGATTGTGAAAGATTCGTCAAGGTTATATAGCACCCCAGGAATTTGTTTCATATCCTTATCAGGGCTAACAATGATGTTGCCTGTATTCTTTGTGGCATAGATACCCATAGCATCGTCTGCCTCAAGGGTAGGCATAGTGATTACTTCAAACTCAGTCTTGAGTTTATTGATCACACGTTTGTAGGCACAAGGCTTTTTACGATTTCGATGACCCTTATAATCGGCTTGAATTTTTTTCCGAAAATTATCAGGGCTACTAAAGAAAAGAATGGTATCATCAAAAGAACCAAAGTGATTCTCTATCTTTTTTATCTCTCTAATTACACAGGCATAAGCCTCAGTAAATTTAGAAGTAACAAGTACAACATCATCTCCAAAGTCAATCTCTGTTTCAGATGCTGCACAACATTTATAGACTGTAAAGTCTGCATCAATTAATAATTTCATAGTGGTGGTTAATTCCAGAAGTCTTCCCAACCCAAAGGTTCTTTACCTCTTACCCAACGGACTTGTTCGGTATATGGATGGACTAAGACAACTGCTTCTGTGGCTTTTGAAATATTACTGCTAGCTCCAATGTGACCATCACCGTTTTTACACATGCTTTTCACATCAACAGCTAGTAAAGAACCATTAGGATGTCTCAACACAAGATCTATAGAACCTGTACATCCAACATTCCTAAATACTTCTGCTCCTCTTTTCCAAGCTTCAACTGTAGCTATAAGTTCAGCTGCATCACCTTGTCTACTGCGTTCTAAAGCTTTAATGGACCTCTGACCAGTTGTTTCCTGACTTAGCTTCTGCTGCGATTGGAACTCTAAGGTTGTAATATTCCCCAGCTCTAACTGCTGAGTGCTCAAGGGTGAACCTCATATCATCTATATGTTTCTGAGCACACTCGTATTGTATTTCGTCATGTATAAATGCGAGCTGGTGAGCATGTAATCCAGCCTGTTTAATTGTTTCGTCTGCTATAACTAGCCAACGCTTTGCGATTGACGCTGCCGATCCTTGAAGAAGGAAGTTTAATGCCTTGTGAGGGCTGTCTACTAGAAGTGATCTTCCGTCGATAGCCAAGATCTTGCCTGTAGTAGCCCGCTTCTTAACAGCCGATAGCAGTTCTGATAATCCAGGGATGGCTTTGATGAAGGCATCACGAATTTCTTTTCCTTTAGCTGCTGCCTTATTATCTGATAATTGTTTGTCATAGCTCTTACCTATGCGGGTTGCGGATGCACCATAAAGAAATGCGTAAGTTACTGTTTTAACAGCCCTTCTGGTAATTCCAATTTTGTCGGCGTTGACTTGGTGAATGTCTCCGTTGATAAGGATGTCGGCATAGCGTCCATCATCATATTTCGCAAGATAATGGGATAGTACTCTAAGCTCAATGCCGCTAAGGTCAGCACCGCACATAACCATGTTAGGGGATGCTTTAAATAATTTCCTAAATTTTTCATCTGCTGGTACTTGGGCTAAATTTGGCCATGCGTTCACGCCTTCTGATATCATCCCTAACGCCTTCTTCAGTTCCAAGCACCGAAGAAAATCCAGAGCAATATCCGTCCCAATGTCCTTGAGAACTATTTCGTCTACTACGGGCTTGCCGTTCGAGCTTATTGATGATGGTGTCCATCCATAATGAGTAGTCAGTATCCATGCGGCGTGATCTCTTGATGTGGGATTTAGTTCTTTTAGTCGGGTAAACTCTGCTCCTTCAATATATCCTGTTCGTTTATTAGATCGTTTCGGAGAAAAGCTTGCTCCTCCGATGTAAGTGTGCCTGTTGCGAAGTACTCTACTAAGTTCCTCAAGTTCCTTTCTGAGAGACGATTCAAGTTCCCATGCAGCTGGCTCATCAAAGTACCATCCATGTAATTCTTGTTTTGAAAGTATGTGTGCAACTGAGTGCTCTAACGAGACCCAGTCAGGTAGGGGTGAAAGTGGTCGCATAATTTTTTAGTGACTACAACGTCTTGAGCACAGTAATCTTCCATTTCTTGACTCCATTCGGACCAATCAGAGGTCTTGCCAAACTCTCCTTTATATTCGCCTAACCTATATCCATAAGATTCAAGTGAATGTCTACCATATAGTTGTAATGGCATGTGTCTCCACTTATGTTTCCTATCTATATCTAGGATATTTGGATGGTATAGACGTGATAAAAGAAGAGTATCAACAATGCGAGCACGGGGAGTGAAATAGTTATATAGTTTGCTAAGACACGGGAGGTCAAAATAACAAACGTTATGACCAACAAGCGTGTCAGCAACAAGTAACTTACCAATTCCCTCAGAAATGGAGTATTTGTTATTCTTTTCATCGTTGTAAGTTTCTACTGTGTCAGTTGTAGAGTCATATATTGCGAGGCAATGAATACGTGTTAAATCATGTAGAAGACCATTGGTTTCAAGGTCAAATACAAGAGTCATTTCTTCTTTTGCCACGTATAAGTTTTGTCTTTAAACTGAGCTTTCTTTTTTGCCTCCTCAGTAGGGGGCACTGGTTTATTAAGTTTTTCTGGTTCCTTAGCATGTTCATACCAAGGGTGTTCGTATTCACTTCCCTCAAAAATCCGTGGTTTCGCTGGTCCCACGTAGAAAGGATGGTTCCGTAACATCATGCTCACTAAATCGGCTGTTGGATAAGTCATATTTCAAAGTGCAAGCTATACCTGTCTCGCCTGAATAACGGTTCTTAAGGACTCTAAGAGTCGTATCGCCTCCTCCCTCTGTGGACTGTTGGTCTCGTTCAAGTCCAACAACCGCATCTGAGATTTGAGATATGCTATGAGATCCTCTAAGTTGTGAGAGAGATACTCGCCCTCCCT